GGTGCTGTTTCAAGTGCAGTAACTCTGATATCTAATGCGTTGATTTCTGCATTAATAATTGTGATCTGAGTTATTAAATCACAGATCTTTGCAGCAATTATATTTACATAGTCTACTAATCCAACAGTACCACCACCCAGACAAGGTGCAGCAGTAAGCAAGTAATCTGATACCACGGTGCTTTTGCCTGGGGAAGTTGTACTTGTTGTAGTAGTTGTAGGTGTAATATTTTCTAATGCACAGATCTTATCAATCAATAGTTGAATCAACTGATCAAATGTAGTTGGAGGACAAGCCGCTAAGTTAAAGCATGCTAAGTCATACGTTGTAACATTTGTTTGATCAAGTAGTGTACATAGTTCAGTAGCAAGTTTAAATACTACATCAGAGACCGTGTCACCTGTACACAGTTTGATACATGAAATACTTGGTCCTGTCCAAATTACGCAATTACTTGCAATTGGTGTACACGGTGAGTTATCTAAATTTAACGGTCTCATACTTTACATATATTTATAATATACTAATTATTCTCAAGAATTGCAAGGAGGTGGTGGAGTATGTGTTTCATTACAACCACATCCACTAACACCCTGGCATACATAGTTTGGATTAACTAGTATATCTAACATTAACATCTCATGTTTGATTTCCCATTTCATGAGTTCATCTGGACAACAGTTTGAAATTCCATATCTTTTTTCTAGAACATCCTTATACATCCATTCAGAGAAATTACATTCTACTGTTTCATAGTACTCAGTACTACATACAGCTGTTCCATATCCTGGCGTTACAGCTCTGTATAGAAGTGGTGATGGTACTGGCGGACATTCATCATCTATGCACGTCCCGTAATTAGTAATCTCAGCTGTAGAAGGATTAGTAAATGCTAGTAAACACGTCTTAGCTGTAGTTGCTCCTAAAGCTAGTGCCGGGGTCATGCGTAGTACACCACTACAGTCATAGTAGTTAAATCTTCTACCAGCTCCTACATTGTTTGTTACTGTTTGACATTGACATGTGTTATTAGCCAACATACATTCAGAACAAGTCTCATAAGAGTTCTCAGGTAATACAATACCGCCTTCTTGACCTCCTAATGTTACCTGCCAGCATTCACCTGGACAAAACTGTAGAGTAATAACTTGACCAACAAGATCAGATAAATCTGTTATAGTGTAAATTCTATCTGTACTATCTCCACACTTAGTAAGTGTATAGTAAGTAGCATTACATGCTGGACAATCAGTATAACTGTTAAGTACAGTTACCGGTTGATTTGATGGTGGTGGAATATCTAGTTCTTCAATAGTCCAACATCCTCCACAGTCTATTTCTATTGTTTGACCTATGTATGTAGACAAATCTGAAGTAGTATATATTATGTTACCTGTAGTACATTCAGTAAGCTTATATCCTTTTGGTGTAAGACATGTTGTACAGTTTGTGTATACAAATTGAATATTTACATTTACTGCACAAGGACAATCCGAGAGTTCATCAAAGGTTACCGTCCAACAGGTATCATAACCTTCTATCTGAATGCTTTGTCCAGTACCAGCATATGGTGCTAAGGATTGATTTACTGATGTTATAGGATCAAGAATACCCTGACAGTCACTTAGAGTATAACAACCTGGACAAGTAAATTCTCCGCTTGCGTCAGAACAAAGTCCATATGGAGTAACAAAAGCACCACCTAGATCTATGATGCCCAATAGGCACATCTTATCTGATACCTCATTACTATTAAGAATTATGGTAACTATAGTATTATCACAATCTAAAGCCGTAACTGTCGTAGTTCTTGCAGCTCCAGCAGTAAATGTATAACACTGACAGGGGTTACAATAAGCTTGACATATAGAATCAGCACAACTTGTTTGTAAAGTTATGTCAGCTTCATCTACAAATGGAAAAGGTGTTATACTCTCTATTCTAGTTAAAGTATAACATCCAGGAATTAAAGGTCCAACTGAAGCGCCTGTATATAAATAAACACTTCCATTTACAATACTTGATGGTGTAATGAATGAATAAAAAAGCGGGTCACCCCCACAGCATGCGTCAAACTGATAGGTTATAAAGTTTGATGGAAGAGGTGGTGTTGGTGCTATACTACAAGCTTCACAAGTAGTAAATGCTTCATAGTCTGCATTTAGCCAGTCTATAGTTACAGTCTCAGGAGCTACTGTATTTGGATCAGGATGAAAACATACACCCAGAAATTCAGCAGGAACTCCTGAAGTAAATCTTATAAAAGCACCAGGATAACTAGGAGCATCATTACTTACAAAAGCAATAGAAGACTGTTGTCCACAAGGTATGACTGGGTAATATGCGTATGCCATCTTACTTAGGTTTTCTTATATCTGTTTGGTCCCCATGCATTATGTTGAGGAACCGTAACCACAGGCTTAGCTAGTGGTCTAATAATTTTTTGTGTTGCGTTTGCCTCATATCTGCCAACACAATTGGCACATACTTGTTTACCATCAGATGCTTTTCTCTTTTGACATCCACATGATAGTTGAGCTCCGCAGTTTAGACATTTTGACATGATGTTGGTTTTTTATGGTTAACAATTTTTACAGTCAAATTTATTCAAAAGTTTGATTGCATAGTTGTATAGACTCATACCTTTTTGTGGCTCATGACAAAATTCTACTTTAGCTTTAGCAGCATCTAAGTACATTTTGATCATTCTCAACTTCTCTAATTTTTCTTGAGTTTTAGCCGGTGGCTCACATGCTGCAAGATCTAGAGCACACAATGCTTTGTTGTATCTAATAAGAGCTTGTGTAATTCTTAAATGATTATACTCTACGTATACAACTTCATTTGGTGATACACTATACTTGATGATATAAATACCATCAGCTAATGGTACATAGGTTGTCCCACATCCTGTAGACTGTAATCCTAAATCACATCCTGTAAGAATCTGGTTAAACCCAGGTGTTACATCAATCTGATTAGAATAAGCAAAACCTGGTACTGTTATATTTAGTGTAGCGCAGGTAACAGGTACTAGACTAGCATAAACACTTGTATCATTGATAGACAAGATACAGTTGTTCATTACCGTAGGTACCTCTAAACTTAATACATGATTTGCCATGGGTGTAATATAAAAAAAGAAAGGGAGAGAAGAGTTTGGAACTCTCACTCTCCCGATTCTAGTTTGTGATAAATTAATTAGCCAACAACTGGTACTACTGGTACTACTGGTGTACAAGAAGATTCACACTCATATGTTTCAAATTCACACAAGTTACCACATGTATCTAACCAATCAGTAATATCATTTTCAAATGCAGAAATACGAGCATTAGTTACAAACTCAAGCAAGTATTGATCATTGTCAAATGTACTTGATGGGTTATTGAAACGTGGAACATTGTGCAACAAGTAGTACTTAGTATACAATGCATTACGGTCAATAACATTTACAATCTGGTTTCCTTGAGTAATCTCTCTGATACGGAAATCACTGTGGAAGAAGTTCTGACGGTATTTCTCAGAAAGAATCAACTCACGTAGAACTGTCTCACCAAAACCTTGTGCTTGGATAGGTTGACACTCAGTGATAACACATACTCCACTAAATTCACATGGGTCACCATTCAAGTCTACTTCAGAAGCGTACAAACGTACTGGTTCTTTTTCATAGAAGTCAGATACTTGGAATGTACAATCACCAAACTTAGTGTCAACATAAGCTCCGTTAAGAATCAAACCTGCACAGTCACCTTCAGTGTGTCCTGTAGATACATACTTGTCCCAAGTGTTAGCTGCTGGTTGTCCAAGGTTATTTAATGTTCCTGGCTTGTACCATTCATTTCCTGCTTCATCAACTACAATTGGAAGGATGAATGGAGAAACTACTGGGTAGTTTACAATACGGTTAGCCCATCCAATCATTACCAATGTTGAATCTACTGGTGTAGGAGCAATATCTCCTGTAGGGCAACATCCTGTGTAGTAATCAGCAAGGATATAAGCGTTGTGGTTCAAGTAACGTAGTGCTGGAGAACCTTTGATATCTACACGTAGAGTGTAAGTTTCACCACACAAGAACTCTTTACAACAATCAGCACCAATTCCAGCAGTTACTGTGAATGTAGGTTGTGTACCTGTACCATCTGTGTAAGGAATCAATTCAGTTGATGTAGTAACAATATCACCTGTTACCCATCCTGTACCACCATTAGTAATTTCTACAAATGTTACATTGTTTCCAGAAACTGTGATTGTAACAATAAGACCTGATCCTGTTGGAGCAGTTGTATCAACTAATGGAATATCTGTATAAACCCCGTTTACCAAATCAACACCATCATTTGTAATAGCAAGTGATAAAGCACGTGAGCTAGTGTAAGGTGTATGACCAATGTTGATTACATTGTTAGATGGTTGACAAGGATCTACACGGTAGAATCTAGACACATACTTAGGGTTAACCATTTTAGACTTGTTAGTCTCTTGGTAACCTCCAGCAAATGGGCCAATCTTGTCGCTAGAGTAGATAGCTGAACCAGCAAAGTAAATGCTGCAGCAGTTATCAGTAGCTGTCCAAGATTTGTTAGCATTAGCTCCTGTAGAGTAGAATACTCCAAAGTATCCAGAGTTGTAGTATCCAACATCATTTTTTGCATAGTCATGCAATTGATTCAATCCATAAGTAGGAATTGAATGTTCTGTGTTAACATATCCCTCATTAGTTGAAACTAGTCCTACAGGTAACTGAAGATCATTATAAGAGTCTCCTGTTCCCAAGAACAATTTGTTAAAGGCGTGATTAAAATAAGCCATTGTTTTTGTTTTTAGTTAATAAATATATACACTATAATATAGGAAATCAAATTAAGATTTCCAAATTATTTCAAGAAAATAAGTTTGTACTTAGCTGAGTTGATTGAATCTTTTACAAGATCTAGATTATTTACAATCTCTGAATACGGCAACATCCCCTGTAGTTTATTCACTATAGCATAAATATCTCTAAGGTATGCTACAGCATCTGAAACTGTATCAAGAGTTCTAGGAGATACATCTTTACAATTAATAATTTTTTCAGAGACACCTTGGTATCCTTCTATTAATGTGTCTGCATGTCCTGGTAATCCATCATAAAATTCTCCAAGTGCAATGTGTGCTGCATAAGATCCTTCTCCAGTTACTTTGAGATGTAACTTATGAAAACTATTTCTAGCATTCATAAACTCCATTGCACAAGCAGCTACCATATTATCTAGTGAGCTTCCCCCAACACCACTATCTGTTGTAGGTTGTGGTTTAGCTGGTTCTGATTTAGGCATTATTGGCGCAGGTCTTGAAATTGACTCTGGATTTCTTTTTAACATTCTTGGTTTGTCCATTACTATTAGTTGTTGCGTTCAGCAGTTTCTGTACCTCTAGAGAATTGGTTTCCTGACTCAATATCTCCAGCAAGTATACTTACTGCCTCATCAATTATTACTTCAATTATATCATCTTTAAATCCACAAGGTACTTCAATAAGAGTCTCAACACTTGTGTAAGGATCAACACAACCTTGTATTTGAATCTTTGTAGGCTGTTTGTAATACGTCAGACTAGCATTTGATATCTCAAACTGACCATTAGTATATACATAGACCCTATTGTCTTTTATAGTAGCAAATGTTTCTGCCCACTCAAAGCTAGGTTTCTTAGCATCATCTCTAAGCAACTGATTTAAGTTAGCTTCCTCTGCTAAGTAAACTGTCATACGTCTATCAGCACAGCAATTGTTTTTAGCATATACATCAACACGTTTCCACTGAAAGTAGTCTTCCGGTATAGGTAGTGAGTATGCTATCTCTTCATCTGTTGCTGTAATTGGTGAAGTAATTAAGAGGGCTTGTAAGTCATCTATTCTTCTAGTTGACTGTTCATCACCCTCTTTTACTATATTGATACCATGTAGCTGTCGTCTAGACCACTCTACCTGAGCTTTGTTAAATGCCTCTACTATTTGCCAACATTCAATGTTGTCATAGTCTTGAGAATCTAACTTGTTCAAGCGCTGTTTAATCTTTATGACAATAGTACTGTTTAACATCTATTTCTGTTTTCTTGCTTGAATTCTCTCATCTCTTCTGTTCCATCTTTTATCTTGACGGTCAGCTTTATTTATGGCACGCATGCCTTGTCTTATTTCCTTTTTTGTAGGATCATTACTAATACCTCCAAGAGCTTTTTTAGCACCACCTCTTTTAAAGTTTTTACCACTTCTTATTTCCTCTTCTTTCCTCTTCACAGTATTTTGAGCATAAGGGGTATATCCTCGAGGAGTAGGTCTAAGACCGGTGGTTGTTTGATAAGCTTCTCTATCTTTCATTGCTTTATACAAATCATTAAGATATTGTGAATCTTTCTCAGTAAGCGGACCTTCTTTAACTGTAGTACCATCTTGAGCTTTCTTCAAAGACTTCTTATACATAGTCATTGCACCACCAGCTTTCTTATAAGCCATAGCTTTATTATCATTAAAAACCTTAAGTGGATTTGGTTTACTTGTCTTCTTCATGACTATTTCTTTTTTGCTCTTTTCCTTTTTGTAGCACCAGCAATTCTATCAGCCGCAGTTGGTCTAGGATCTTTATCAATTCCAGCTTTTACTGAAAGCATACCAAATGAAGTGGCTCCACCTTTAGCCATTTTTGCTCCACCAATCTTTGATTTTTTTACAGGCTTAATATAAACTGAATAACCTCCAGCTCCTGTTCTAAAATTGTCACTAGATGGAACAAGTTCACTTCCTGCTGGTAATGGTCTTTTATTACGTTGCTCCCATGTAGTTTGTAGTTTCTTCTTTTCTGCTTCCGTAAGTGGTGTTGTTGCAGAACCTGTACTAGCACCATTGTTAGCTTTAAGTAGACTTTTAGTCATTCCACCTTTACGTTTTTGAGCTACAGACTCATAACCAGTATGCGTAGCATTATGACGTTTTCCTACAGGAGGGCTATGTTTAACAGCCGCATTTGTAACAGTCATACCTACTCTAGCTTTGTCAGTTACTTTTCCAACTCTAGGTTTTTTTGGTTTTGCTACTGTAGTATTTGTCATAGGAACAGAATCCATTGCCATACCATAAGCAGCTTTTTTTATACCACCATTTTTAAGCATACGTCCTTCTTGAGTTCTTGGGTTATTACCATATTTAGGCATACCAACAATTTCTGATACACCACCCTTTTGCATTTTTTTTGAGCGGTTTTTGCCCATCATTTTGCCACATTGGGCACATCCCATTTTTGCCATGATTATTTCTTTTTGTTTTTTACAAGACTGCCAGCTTTCATTATAGACTTTTTAGTTCCACCTTTTTTAAATGGGGATAGAGGTTTAGCTCCACTTCGGTCTAGATATTTACCAAAAAGAAATTTATCAATTGCATATCTATATGGATCATTTTTTTTACCATATGCATCATTTTCTTTATCTTTCTTAATGTTATTAGCAACACCTTCTTTAACCCAGCTAACGCCAGGTGCAGATTTATCTTTTACATTTTTACCTGTTTGAGCTTTAGGTAAAGGTTTTTTAGCAACAGCTTTTTTAGTAGTTTTCATTTTATATAAATTTAACAGTTCCACTTTCTTAAAGACTTGTTGATCCTTGAGTTAGGATCATTAGCTGTCTTAGAGCTTGTAAGTTTCTTCTTCATTCCTGACATTCTGCTACAGAAAGACTTGCGTCTCTTTGCTGACTTGCTATCAGGGTCCAGCTTTGAAGGCTTAGTAGTTACAGCTGTCTTAAGTTTACTACCTGGATTAGCCGCTCTATAACTTGCCACACCTTTAGCATTAAGACCTCCCTCTGGATTCTTGCCTTCTTTGCGTGTCCAAGCTGGACTAGACCCACCTGCTTTCATCTTAGGTGTCTTACCAGCTTTCTTCATAGAGATTGCTATTGCTGCCTGCTGTGCACTACTTTTTGCCATGACTATATTCCTTTTACACAGTTATTCACTACTTTACCATTTAGCATCTTTGAACCCTTCTTAGTATATCCAGGCCAACAACTTTTTGTACTACCGCCTATCTTCTTTTTTGATAAACCTTTACCTTTATACTTATAATCAGGATTGTCTTTGTGCCACTTCTTAGTTGCTGCTACACCCTGCTTAATTGTGTTTGCTTTTCCTTTGGCAGTAAGATCTATTGTATCCCACTGACCTTTATCTTTGGTAGGGTGGTTGACCATTATATTGCCAACTTTACCCTCACCTTTTTTTGTAGTCTTCTTATAGACTACATGTTTTTCACCACCAGCTATTACCTTAACTTTCTTTGGTGCTTTCATTATCCTCTTTTTTTAGCCATTGCTTTGAAAGTTCTTGCCAGAGCTTTACGCTTTGGTGTACAAGTTGGTTTTGACATTGGAGTACAGTAACCTTTATGCTTAGGGTTTACTGCTTTTTGAATCCACTTGTCATCTTTCTTTTTAGTAGCCATGACTATTTCATTTTACCGTTTGCCAAATTAGTGAACATCTTAGCTTGCTCAGTTGCGGCTTTCTTTACATCAGCCATTAACTTAGCATCCTTCTGAATTTCAGCTGCTCTCTTTAAAGTACTCATAGCAGATTCAACTTCCCACTTTCTCATGTCAGCTTTGTTTCCTCCGCCTAGAATAGAGATAGTTGCTGTCCCTGTTTTCTTTGGTGTACTTTTAGTTGTTGGTTTCTTTGTTGCCATTGTTATGCTTTTTTAACTCTTCTTCCCATACCTACTCTAGATTTCTCAGCTTTCTTAGCAGCTAGTTTAGAAGGTGTTAATTCATACTTTGTTTTAGGTGTATCCTTAGATACTTTCTTGGTAGGCCGGCAGTATTCATTTTTACCACCGGCCCCACAAGCTTTTCCTGATTTAGTATCTTGCCATTTTTCTGCTTGCCATCTTTTTAAGTCAGATCCAGCTTTTGTTTTTCTAACATTGCCGGAACCCTTCCTACATTTTGCAATAGCTTGAGAAGCCCTCGCTGAAGGAAACACAGCATACTGTGCTTTGACTCTATGGTAACAAGCATCTTTAGGCATTATCCTTTTTTAGTCTTAGTTGGTGTAGCACCCTTTGGAGCTTTAGAAGTTCCTCCAGATCTACCTTTAGCCACTTTAGAAGCAGACGCTTTTGGATTAACTCCAGACTTAACTCCTTTAGATCCAGCTTTTTTAAGTGCAGAAACTTTAGCATTAGGATTAACCATACCTCCAGTCATCATGTAACCACCAGTTTTTCCAGTTGCTTTCTTACCAATTCTATTAATTTTTCTTTCAGCTGCAGCTACACTAATGTTCCTTGTTTTTCTGTCTCCAACTTGCATACCATCAGCATCATATTTTGTTTTATCAATTCTAGCTGTTGGTGTAGTATTAGGACTGCCCAGTGAACTACCATAATTTGATATTTCAACTGTTTTAAATTTTTGACTGCCATCTCTTTTGGTTTTTTCAACCTCACCTGTTGATCCGTATTCATTAGTATCAACACTTCTTACCACTGTTCCCTTGTTAGCCTTTTTAAGACCACCTCTTTTCATCATGGATTTGCCGTACATGGCTTTTGTCATTTTAGCTTTCATTTTATATATAAATTAAGAATTCCAAAGTTTTTCAATCTTGCTATTCAAGTCTTTAAGAATATCCTCATTTAAAGGGTTCTTCAAGAACTCAATAACATCAGATGTATTTCTTCCTAACATAGATCCACTCTGTGCATGGTAGATATATCCATCTGCCTTATTAATAATATACTTAAAAAATATGGAATCTTTGACTATTGATTTGATTTTTAATGTCTCCATGTCCATATTTGCTGCATCCAAGAATCCTTGAGCTGCTCTTTCTTTGTTTCCTTCTGACCCTTCTCCATTGATATGTCTATCCATATTGTCATAGATAACGTCATTAGGTGTATACTTTTTATATTGAACACTAGCTGTATCTACTGCTTTAGCAATGTAGAACAACTTAGTACTGTTCTTATCAAATAATTTCTGAAGTTCAGCAAGTGCTTTATTACGCAACTTCTTGTATTCAGTTCTAGCTCCTGCAGTTTCCTGAGCTTTATCTAGATAAAACTTTGGTGGTACTGCTCTTGAACGAGCCTCATCATAGCTTCTTGATACAAGAGAGAAACCTCCTGCTTCAATAGCACACAGTTTGATTCTATCAAATGGATCTTTAGGATCTAAGAATACAGGGTCGTTACCGCATGATAGGCTGATCTTATTCCAGAACTCAGCATTATCAGGTCTAAGTAACTTTACTTTATTCCAGAACTGTGGATCCTCAACTTCAATTACATTAGCTGCTAAGTCTCTTTCAAGATCTACTACCGCTAATCTAATCTCTTTAATTCTAGCTTCTCTTTCCTCTGGGTTTTTGATCAGCTTAATTTCTGGCGCAAACTCATTTAAGCCAGTGATGTATTGAATAACTCCGTTTTTCTCTAAGCATGCTAATTGTTCAGTATGTGTTACACCATCAAATAGTGATAGTCCGTACTGTTCTAATCCCATGTTAGAAACTGAATTGTCAAAGTATGGTTTAACAGAGATGTTTGAAACTTTTGTGTCTCTGGTTTCTACCATAGTAAATGTTGCATTTTCCATTGTTTGTTGGTTGTTTGTTGGTTAAAATTTGTTGGTTGTTAAAAACAGGGAGAGGAGGGATTTTACACCCTCCTCTATGTTTCTGATTATATATTAGAATGATCCACCTGTGATTGGGTTTCTCATAACAATCTTAAGGACTTTAGTTGGATCCTTAACCCAGATAGCTGGCATTGTTTGAGACATCATCACACGGTACCCATTGAATTGGCCAGAAGACTGGAACCCTTGAGTACGGCCCATGTAGTCCATTGTACCATTTTGATACCACCACTTCAATTGGTTGTCCCAAGACAACTTCAACAAGAAGATGTTATCATTTGTGTTATCAGTGATATCAAAGATAATGAATGAGTAAGATGACAATGGGAAACCATCAATGATTGGGTTCTCAATATCATTTGTATGAACGTTGTCAAATGCTGGGTTCAACACAAACTTAACGTTAGCCAAGAATGGGATAACATAAGAAGTGTAAGCAAATCCAAAGTTCAAGTCCATTCCTTTACCAGTGATTGCACCGATATCAGCAGCCTGAATCAAAAGACCAGAAGAGATAGCCTCACGCTTGATAGCTTCATTTACCATACGCATACCACCCATACCAGTTTGTACAACTAAGCTACGCTTAGGATCTGGACCTTGGAATTCAACCTTACCATTGAAGAAGTTGTAGATTTCTCCACGGAACAAATCAAGGTTAAAGTTATTCTTGTTGTAGATTCTCTTGAATGAGTTATCCAACTGCTTCCAAAGACCCACTGACAATCTGATATCATCTGGACCATCTTGGCGTACTCTACCTCCTTGTCCCCACATCAAGTAAGTCTCAATGTCAGATGCAACTTTAGAAAGGTGAGCGGCTTCCATATTTGTCAAGAATGTTCTTGAAAGGTCTCCGTTATCAAAAGCTTTCTTCACAGAATCTTTACCCATAACTTTAACCATGTCCTCCAATGAGTTAACAGAAGGATCAATGTTCTTGTCAAATGTTCTCCAGATCTCAGTTACTGGAACTGTACCATCTGCATTCATTCCTCCTTTAATCATCAAGTCTGCACGTGAAGAAATAGAGTAGTGAACGTGTGCTTCTGCTCCTCCTACGTAGTTGTAGAATTCACGGAATCCAGCATTAGTGATGATGTCAGAGAATCTCTCACCATACTCACCGCGTGCAGAACCTTTACGGAAAACTTTAGTACCACTAGCAAGATACTTGTTATCAAGATACTTGTAGTTATCATTGTTTACCAATTGTACGGTATAGATAAATCCGTCTCCAATAGGAAGGATATCATCTTGTGTTACGTACATCTCAACACCGTTGTACTTGTCATAGGTAAGGATATCACCATGACCAAACTCACGTCTGTTGATTTTAATTTTGAATGTAGTTCCATCTACTCCTTTGAAGTCATTGAGTGGCTCAATATCTTCAATGATGTAAGGAAGGTCAATAGAGACAGGAGTCTGCCACTTATACTCTCCACGAGCATTATCAACCATGATTACATTCTTCCCTCCAAATGATGACATTTGATAAAGGGGCATTTCTACTTTTTGAGCCATTGCCCAAAGGTCTACCGGACCCAGATCCATAGGTTCTGCATCCTTCAACATGTTTGTAAGGTGGTATGAGTCTACGTGGGACGATGCATTGTATGCAGTGTCACGCAGGAATATACCATTGTTTAAAACTGGAGTTGCCATTTTTGTATTTGTTTGTTAATTGTTACTAGTTAAAAGCGTCTAAATATGTTACCGTTATTTCTTGCTATTGTTTTTTGTTGTTGTGTTTTTCTTGGTCTTTCTTCTTCATCAGTTGGTGTAGATGAAGTAATCTTTCTTTGCTCTTCTGTCTTAAGAGCTCTTACTGTTTTTTCTACAGCTGCTCTACCACCTTGTTCTTTGATCTTAGTCTTGTATCCATTTGGATCTGCAAGTAACCAAAGAGCTTCAGCAATAAGACCATGGTTAGGCTCTACAAACTGGTACTTTTCAAGTAAGTGTCCAAGTAAGTTTGTAGGTTTACCTGAGATAGAAGGATAGTTAGGTTGTACTAATCCGGAGTAAAGTAAGCCTTGAGTTTTCTTATCAAGTTTAACACCTCCAAGTTCACCTGTCAAAAGTGTATTGTATACATTATCTGTGTAAACTCTTGCTGCTTTCTCTTGTTGTTCTTTTCTTGCTTCTTGTTCAGCTAATTGTCTTGCAACAATCTCATCTTGCATTCTATCCAGTTTTGGTTTAAACTGGTTAGCCTTTTGTGCAAGTCTGTCAAGATCTCTCCACTCATCAATCTCAGCTTCAATTTCTTCAGCTGTACCAAATCTTGTAGCATATAAGTATTGACGTGCAATCTCTGCTTGGTCATACTCATCATTAGGATCAAGCTGTACAATCTCTTCTACATGAGCTAGAGTTCTGAATAAACCTTTAAGGTCTTGTCCTCCATCAGCTACATATTTAGCAGCAATCTGAAGTTCTTCAGGTAAAGCATTAAAGAATTCTCTTGGAGTATTCTCTCTTACTTTATTCTCACGCTCTTGGAAGTTAGCTTCAAAAAGTTCTCTGAAGTCTTTTGTTGTGTATTCCTCTAGAGGTTTGCCATCATCAAAAGGCATCAAAGTACCTTCTTCAATCATCTTAGATGCTAGTTCAGCAAGACCTGACTTATCAATCTTTGGTCTGCCTTTATTACCAGCATCTTCTTCTTGTGAGATAAGTCCATCAAGTTCAGCAATTGTTTCCTCAACTTCCTTCTTTTCTTCTACCTTTTCTGCATATGTTTTACCATCTGCAGGTTTGTCAATGAACGTTAAATCTGGTGCTCCCTCATTTGAGAATACCGTTTTTGGTTTTTCTTCTGCTTCTGGTAGCATGACACTTTCCGCGCCAGGCATTCCAAAGATTTCATCCAAGTTCACATCTACTTGATCTACCTTTGTAGACTCTAGTAATTGTGCTCCGTCTTTATCATCTATCATTATGTTGGTTTTTGTTGGTTACTTAAATTAATATAAGCAAAATTGCAGAAATAAACTTATCAAATTTAAAAGTGCGTATGCAATTTTTGCATTATATAGCTAGTTACTTCTTCTTCTTTTCAGAAGATTTTTGATCAAACTTGTTTTTGTTCTCTCTAGCAATCTGTAACTGTTTATCTGCTATGTCTTTCTGGGCTTGAATCTTCTCTCTTTCAATCTGATTTTTCTCAGAACTCAACATGTTTCTATTGGTTTCCTTTTGTCTTTCTAGATCCATTTGTTGTGTGTACTGTTCAGATTGTCTGATGTCTTTCATCTCATCCTGGAAGTCAGATGCCATATTCTGGTTTAAATCTGCAGTAGCTCCATATCCGGCTGCTCTAATCTCAGCAACAAGAATATCACGCTGTCTATTCTTTTCTTGTTCCATAGACTCATGATCCAATTTAAGTCTTTCTTGCTCAGCTTGTGATTGTAGCATTTGCTCTTGCATTTGCTGTTGCTGTTGCATTTCTTGTTGTTTCATTTCTCTTGTTTTGCTTTCTGAATCTTTGAGAACATTATTAAGTTCTGCAATTGAATCAGATTGAACAACTCTACCAAGATCATAGATACTAGCGCCTGTTGTATTATTTTGAATAGCCATTTGTTTTAACTGCTCAAGAATAGCACGGTGATTAGCTGTAGTAGAAGCAAAAATGTTTAGATCTCTCATGAGTAACTCAGTTCCATTAATCTGGAAGTTTACTTTCTCATCTGCAGTAGTCATGTAAGTTAATCTTGCTGATGGCTTAGTAGAGTTATAGTACTGTGCTAAGTCTGTACGCATCTGATGTACTCTTGGCATCAAGTAATCACAGTGCTGAATGAAGTAAGTTTCAGTCTGCGCATATGAGGCATTCACTGCTTGCTCTACTCCTGTCGCTGTCTGCTGTGATATCTGTTGCCCCATACGCTGAGGATTCACACCAATTACTTCATATGCTTGCTGCTTGAAATAGTTGGCAAGCTGAATCCTTGACATTAGTCTATTTGTTTGCTCTAGATCTAGCTTTTGGAAATGCTGGAAGTTAAGTGCATTCTCTGTATTTGTGATAGATGTATCTAGTGGTAGCATCTGGAAATTCTTCATTGCCACATATGCTTTTGCTAGATTGTTCTTACCCCAGTCTTCATTCATTGAGTGTCTAGGTAGTGCATTCTGATCCAAGAGGATTACAGTACCTAGTTCATCTACTAAGATATCCGCTATCTGATTATTTACAATGTTGTATGCAATCTGGAAAGGCTTCATCAAATCTAGTAGTGCCGTTGACTTAGTATTTCTATCAGAGAATACAGAACCTTCTACAGGTAGTTTACAACCATATAGTGAATTGTCGCCTTTAAACTGAAACTTGAGCGGGCCTATTTTGTTTTTCTCTACACCCAAATAAATAGGCGTAAATCCACCCGGGTTATTCATACCCCAGAATGAAGGAATGTTTGGTCCAATCTTAACTCCACCCCACACCTCATTAATCCAGATCCAGTCAATGTGCTCACCAAAAATCAAGTTATCTTTATTCTTATTCTTGAAGAGTCTTGTATCATATATAGGATTGTCAGTTACCTTGTAGTCTTCTGTGATAATATCATTTGTTACTTCACCGTTTTCTGCAATCTTAGTAAGATGTCCTACTTTACGTTGTGACTTCCAGTAGCATGTAGATACTCTTAATAGATATGCTGTACCGGCTACATTGTAGTCTTCTCCTTCTGCTAAGATTTGTGAGATAACGTCACCACCCTCTAGAACAGATCCTGATACCATAGATGTATACTGCCTGTATGCAAGGGATGGTAGGTTAGTATTCCACTCATGGGTCTTAGTGGCATCATAGTATGAACCGTCATTTTGCTGTCCACCAATGTTGTATCCTGCTGATCTAATAGGATAGATAGCTTCTAATGCTTCCAACTGTTCTGTAGTCATTAGATATCCGTATCTGTCTATTACATCAGCTACAGTAAACATATCTGTTTTACCTACCCAGTTAGCTTGAGATATATATCTTGCATCTGGTGACTTATGGTAGAAAGAAAGAACTGGATTCCACAACTCTACTTCATAGTCATCCTCCATCATGCGCATGTGCCAGAACTCACGGTCTGTAATAAGCATATCACGGAACCCTCTTTCTTCTAACTCATCCATTCTGAAACGTTCAACATCTACCTTATGCTGGTGTGTTGCCCATTGTTCTACCATTGACCGGTAATCCTTTTTAAAGAACTGTTCAATTTCTGGTAGTGACTTGATCTTATCAGGATCCATTTGTTGTTGTGCTTCTTCTGAATTAGGATCTAAACCTTGTTCAGCTAGAGCAGCCATGATTTTAATTTGAGCGTCTGCCATCAGAACTTCTTCTACAGCAGCACGCTTTTGTTCCATCATCTCATTATAAGAAAACTCATCTACTGCACGGTAGGTAAGTTTAGTAGATCTCTTAGCAAACTCAGCTACAAGAACATTAATAACATTAGGGATGATTGGATAGAACTTTAACTCAAGAGCAGAGTTATCTTCCTTAGTAAGAACCTCTACAATATCTCTATACTCATTGTCTTCTTCTATGATATAGTCTGACTTGTCTATGATGCCTTTAGCTAGCTTATAGTTCTTCATTAATCTACGCGCATTTCTGCGGATCTGTTTTAATCCGTTCCACTCTAACCAGTCTAGATTCCAGGCTGCCCACTCTTGGTCTTTTTCTTTTTTAGGTAAAAACTGTAATGGTTGGGTAATACTACCCATTCTGTTATGTTTAACCTTAGCTCCTGCTTTGAGCTGCATAGCATTATATACTTGCATAGCTTCTATTTAAAATTTTTAAATGGTGATTTCTTAAAACCTTGCCCATTACTAAGTCGGCTCTTCCCCATGTGCCGGAAAGGGCTCATAGATAATTTAAACAAATTATCTGACTTTTGCAAGTTTTTGGCTGCGTCATCCATGATGACACGCTTCTGGTATCCTCTGTTTGATTGTTGGATTTTCATAAAAGCAACTAGTGCAGAGAATGATACTAGTCTATCCACGTTGAGCCCTTCTGTATAGGCTTGCATTTCTTTAAGCAACATAGGATCTGGAATACGTTCTATACCATAAGTAGTTCTTACTATTGTACCATCTGCTTTAGTCTCAGTATCTAATTCTTCTCTGGTATATTCTATGACATAACTTAGAAGGTGAGACTTAAATAGTATGCCGGTATTTTTCCAACCATACTCCTGGAACACATTTGCATTGGCACCTAGATCCTTGAGGAACATTATCTGTGTTCTAGGTACTAGATACTTCTGCTTCTTTCTTGATATCATGTACTGGATAAACAAAGAGATGTTATTCTCTATTACTGTCCAGGCGTTATACCACTCTATGATTAGCTCTAGTCTCTCATGAGTTTTCTTGATGTCATCAAATCTACCACACCATGCAGCTACTATCTTATCTTGTTCTATGAAGTTCTCTGTTTCAACACCGGTAACTTTGGTTACTTCTACTGGTGCTTTCATCACATAGATAGAACATAAGGAATCTGATGTAGTTGTTTTTCCCTCAGAGACGGGGTCAATTGATGCATAGTACATCCCAAAGCTTGGATCTTTAACTGGTCTTTCCCATACTACTAGTGT